GTTGGCTGACAAGTCATCACCGTCGTATGTGCCACCGTCAAGAGTTGCAAATTCATTAATAATTCTTTGATTTGTATTTGCTAAAGCTGCACTGAAGTCAGTTGTATTGAGTTTTGCGTCAGCCTGACTAACATCAACAACATTATTCGAATACACACTAACCGCTACAACAACAGTTGTAGCAGCCCCTAAAGTGCTTTCTGATACGATTAACTCCCTTGCATCACCTTGAAATATTGGAAACACACCGCCGGATGAATTAGCTGAAAAGAGTTTCTTATCTTTAAGATTGATTGCTAATTCACCGGCTTGTAGTGAGCTAGGAGTGACCCCCGCAGTTGAGGACCTTTTAAGTTTAAGTAACGCTGCCACGATTTATCTCCTATGTTTAGTATGTTCCACCATCGATAGTCGAAACTGCGGATGTAATGAAGGCGTTGGTATTGGCAAGTGCCTCATCATGTGTAGTAATGTCAACTTTTGTAGCCAAAATTGCGCTATCAATAACAGAGTTTGCAAAACCCTGCACATCGGTTACGACTGCATCACTAGAAGCTAAACTTCCAACTGTAGCAGTGGTTACTGAAACCGCTTTAGCGCCACCAGTAAATACCTGGAAAACACCGGTTCCGTTTGATGAATATAATTTCTCGTCTTTGACGTTAAGTGCCAACTCACCTGCTTCAATATCAGAAGTAGTGGGGACCACACCAGCAGTCGAAGAACGTTTTAGTTTAATTACAGCTGCCATTTATTGGTTCCTCCTTCTAAATAAGACTAATATACTAGATTATTAAATTGTGGGGGGAATTTCACCCCCCCTTTTCGTATTAGTATATATGTTAGAAAGAGCCACCGTCAATGAGAGCATCCAATTGAGCCAATGTATATCCCGCTGCACCAGTGTCAACCGTAGTGGTTGGTTGTGACTGGGAGTCTTTAAACACTTTAAAGACACCATCTGTTGCATCACGGAAAATACCAGCAAAATTGTTTGCACCAGCGTTTTCATATAGTGCGAAGAAACCAGTGTCAACAACATCTGAAGAAGAGTTGTCAGCAGCAAGTTTCATCAAAGGGTCAGTCACTTCAATATTTGTGGTAGACACATAAGCAACATCACCTTCAACTGTTAGGTTACCATTAATCGTAGTATTACCTGAAACTTGCAAGTTTGCGGTAATGGATGTATTACCCGTATGTTGGAAGTGACCACTTGATTGTGGGTTTGTCTTAACCATGAAGTCGCCACTAAGAGTGGTACTTAGATTGCCAATAGCGAGGTTAGTGTTAGCGAGCTGGTTATGGATAAACGTGTTAGTATTAGCAAGGTCTTGAGCTTGCTTCAACTCTTGAGCATCCAACTCTGATTGTGGTGCTTTAGCATCAATCAAATTACGAAGAGCAGTATTACTTGATTGAACATCAGCTAGTGCTTGTGTGCCTTTATCGTCTGCTGCTGAAATCAATATGCGTAAAGCATTGTTACTTGATTGAACATCAGCTAGTGCTTGATCTCCAGCAGTTTGTGCCGTTGAAATCAAATTACGAAGAGTTGTGTTACTTGATTGAACATCAGCTAGTCCTTGATCTGCAGCAGTTTGTGCTGCGTTGATCAAATTACGAAGAGCTGTGTTACTTGATTGAACATCAGCTAGTGCTTGATCTCCAGCAGTTTGTGCCGTTGAAATCAAATTGCGTAAAGTAGTATTACTTGATTGAACATCGGCTAGTCCTTGATCTGCAGCAGTTTGTGCTGTGTTAATCAAATTACGAAGAGCAGTATTACTTGATTGAACATCAGCTAGTCCTTGATCTGCAGCAGTTTGTGCTGTGTTAATCAATATGCGTAAAGCATTGTTGGTTGATTGAACATCAGCTAGTCCTTGATCTGCAGCAGTTTGTGCTGTGTTAATCAAATTACGAAGAGCTGTGTTGGTTGCAACTAAGCGACTATCAACATTGGCAATGTAAGCATTGGTATTAGCAAGTTCTGCTTCACCAAGACGAATAATATTACCTGCGTTGTTCTTTGAATAAATTACACGGTCAGCAAGGTTTAGAGCAATTTCTCCAACCTCTAGATCACCAGATGCGGGAATTGAACCAGCATTACTAGACCGTTTGAGTTTAATTACGGAAGCCATTTCTAATATTCTCCTATAGGATTAATCTAATTTTTTATTTTAGGCATTGGTGGAAGACCACCTCGGATAACATGTTTCCCCAGAGGGGTCTTTTTGTCACTATTAATATTATCATCCGGTTTCATACTATTCTTATCACCACCATAATGAAATACTTTACTAAAAAGCTTAGAGATAATTATACCAATACTTTTCATTTTCACACTCTCTTTAGTAAATTCTGTTTCTATTTTTTTAACAGATTTATTAGCTGGAACTGTTTTTTTAGTAGATTTTCTTATTGGTTTTCTGATTTCTGATTTCTTATATTTAATTCTTTTATTTATATCTTCTAGTTCCTTGACTTTTTTTTCTAAATAATTGTTTCTAGTTTCTAAGATTAAAGCTTTATGTTGTAATATATTTATCAACTTCTGTTTATTATCTATAAAATTATCTCTGATGTCAATTTCTTTACTCACGAATAACCTCCGCCATCTAGCATACCGAATACCGGTGTTCCGTTAGATGCAATTTGCATTACCTGTCCATCTGTACCAGTCGTAAAAGATAAAGATGAAGTATTAGATGCAAACATAACACCATTCTGAGTAAAACTTGATAGTCCGGTCCCTCCAAATTCTGTGCCTAAAACATTAGACAATATTAATTTTGTGATACTGGTATTACC